TATGCGATAGTAAAACACAATGGACCAACATCAACAAAAATGTAAATGAAATTAAAAGGTGCTAATATGCCAATTGAAACAGGTACATCAATATCAGAATTAGTAAAAACATGGCCTCTAAGTGGTGATCCAATACTAGAAGGTGATGATCACATAAGGCTTATAAAGTCAATATTAATAGCACAATTCCCTGGCGCTTCTAGTGGTGGTTTCAGCAAGCCTATTTTATCCACTGAAGATGAATTAAATTATTCACAAGGCTTGACTGGCAATATACAGCAACAAATAGATGCTATATTAGATGGTGGTACTTTACCAGCTCCGTCAGGAACAGTTATGCTTTTCAGACAAGCTGCTCCGCCAGTTGGTTGGATTGCACAAATTGACGTCACTGATCACATGCTTAGGGCAGTATCACCTGGCGCAGTAGGGATTGGTGGTTCTGATAGCCCATTGTCATTTAGCGCTACTCATGATCATACAACCAGTAGTACTACTTTGACTATTGATCAAATGCCAGCTCATACACATACAATCGGTAATGATCCAGGTTCAACATCAGTGTCTGGTGTTCATGTAAGGGCGGAATCACAAGAGACTGGTTTAGCTACTACAAATTCAACAGGTGGCGGCAACGCGCACAACCATGGTAACACTAGTGAATTCAGTGCAACTTTCACTCCTTTGTACGTTGATGTTATAATAGCGATTAAAACCTAATGATTAAAGTAACTACTGTTTGCCCATTGGGCTGTGAATGTGAAAAAGCTACTTCTGATGGAATAGAGCGCTGCGCTTGGTTTGTAAAGCTTAGAGGCAAAGACCCGCAAACAGGAGCTGATATAGATGAGTGGCGATGCTCAATGGCGTGGCAACCTTTGCTTATGGTTGAAGGCAATGGTCTTTCTATGCAGACTAATGCATCTGTACAATCTATGAGAAATGAAACTATAGACCGTCAAGAGATGGCCATTAGATTATTTGGAGGTATAAAAGATGCTCAGAAAATTCTTATCAATAAGTAATTTTGCCCAATCTGGTTTAAATACTGATCTAATGCCGTGGGATATGAGCGGTGAGTTTCTCACTGAAGTTCAAAATGTTAGAATTTTAAATAATCAGTTAACACCAAGTGGCGGCGCTACTTTATGGGATACTTTGCCTATTGGCTTTAAACCAGGTTATATATTGCCAGTTAGTTCAACATCTGGAGAATACTGGCTTATAGCTGGACTAGATAGCATATTGGTATATAATGGAAATTCTTTTGCAGACATATCAAATATAGCTGGGTATCCAGGTGTGCTTGATGAAGATTTGTGGACTGGTTGCATGATAACTAATATACCAATAATTGTAAACCCAGGACACTACCCCGAGTATTGGCCTCAACAAACACCAGGTGTGACAATGGAATATCTTCCTTGGGATGCCACTAGGACTTGGGAAGAAGCTGGTGAATTTTGCCGTATAATAAGATCACATAAGCAATATTTATTTGCATTGATATTGCAATCAAATGCTGATGAAATAATTGACGGAGTTAGATGGTCAAGCCCTGCAGACATATCTGGTGTTCCAGAAACTTGGGATCACTTAGATTCTACTAATGTTGCAGGTCTGGTGAAGCTAGGGGGAAGTGGCGGAAGGATAATAGATGGGCTATCATTAAGAGATGCCTTTTGTGTTTACAGAGAGTCTGGCATATCTATATTTGATTTCGTAGGTGGGCAGTTTGTTTGGAGAGTTAGACACCTTTCTAGTACAGACGGCTTAGCGTCAAGCAATTCAATAATAGAGGTAAAAGGAAAACATTATTTCATAAGCGGAAGTGATATATTGGTAAACGACGGCAATACAGTCAAGTCACTTATACACAAGAGAATTAAATCGAGATTCAAATCTGATTTTAGCACTGATTCATATCAGAATTCCTATATAGTCAGGAATAACACATCTGATGAAATATGGTTTTGCATACCAGAACAAGGTAGTACATATGCAAATTTGGCATATGTATATAATTACATAGATGATACTTGGTCAATAAGAGATATACCAGAAGCGCCATTTGCCAACTATGGCTCTAGAAACTCTCCATCTTCTATATGGTCTGATTTGGACATGACATGGGAGTCAAATTCATCGACGTGGTCAGATAGCAATATATCCCCTTTTGATGATGAAATAGTGTCTGTTGCTAAGCCTACACAAGAAGAGGTAGGTGGTGAATTATTACTTTTGAATTCACCAATAAGCGGATTAACAACTCCATTCAATTCTGTTATTGAAAGAGTAGGTTTTGCTCTTGAAGGCTTAGATGAAGTCACTACAATAACTAGATTGTATCCACACATGACTGGCCCTGGCTCTATTGATATTGAATTAGGATCACAAGATTACCCAGGTGCTCCAATTAGATGGAAGCCAGCTGTTACATTCACACCAGGAGTTGATAGAAAAGTAGATGTCAGATCAACGGGTGAATTACATTGCTTTAGGTTAAGTGATAGTAACGTCGATGCTGATTGGGCATTATCAGGTATTGATATTGAATATACAATGGCAGGTAGAAGATGATTAGCAATATAGCACAAGAGCAACCTCCTGTTGATGATCCAGTCCTTTTAGCAGAATGGCTAACTAGAATGGTTATATTGATCAATGGTGCTTTGGAAACAAATAGGAATTTTGAACCAACAGGCTCTCTTCCAAATAAAACTTTTGAGGGGTTGACTAAGTTTTTCAACAGAGCCATACTTCCAGAAATAACTTACCCTGGTGTTTGGGTAATAGTAGAAGGCTCTTGGAAGCCTATGACACCACCTTAAGGTGAATATTATGATAAAAGATAAAGTTTTAATATCAGCCATAACTCCAAAAATGATTCCGCTTGTTTGGCATACGGTTTCACATATGGTGGAAATGGCAATAGAGCATTCAAATGGCGAGCTGTATTTAGATGATATTTATAAAAGGCTATTGGATAATGAAATGCTTTTATTAACAGTTTCTGAAGGTGATAGAATTATAGCGTCACTAACTGTAGAGAAAAGAGATTTCCCTAGTGGGAAAAGAATAATGAATGTTACTACTGCTGGTGGCGCAGATTTACACATATGGATGGAGTCTGTGAATAGAGCTATTGATGATTTAGCAAAAGAGCACGAGTGTAGTGAAATTTATATAATAGGTCGTCCAGGTTGGATGAGAATGCTTAAAAATATTGGATATGAAAAAATCCATACAGTTGTTTCAAAAAAAATAGAGGTGTAATATGGGTGGTTCAATAGGTGGTAATAAATCAGATTCAAGTGCTAATACATCTCAAAATGTATGGGCACCTCAAGGGAATGCTTTGAGCAATCTTTATAGCCAAGCTGATAACTTATGGGGTTCACAGCAAGGTGGTCAATTAAATTCTATAGCAGAAAATTTATCACCGTATAATCAAGATATAATGTCTGGTGCTCAATCAGGATTTGAAGATCAATTATCAGGTGGTTCATTTGGAGACACTTCAGATGTAAGAAATAAATTACTTGGGTCAATGGGGATGCCAAGCCAAATGGGCCAAATGTATAATTCCATAGTAGGCGGTGAAGGCAATACTTATATTGATCCAATGGTAGATGCCATGAAAGCTGGCGCATTGGAAAATAATAAAATGTTGCAAAGCGGAACTGCTATGGATGCGGCTGCTATGGGCCAAGGCGGTTCTTCTCGCCATGCTATGCAAAATGCTATGACTAATAGAATGACAAATCAAGATATGATGAATCAAGAGACTGCAATGCGAGGCGGTGCTTATGACAAAGACCTTTCTATGAAAATGGATATAGCTAGTATGGCTGATGACAATAGACAGCAAGAGCAAGACCGTATGTTTGATATGATGTCAGGCTCTGATCGAAATCAGCAAGCAGGTATGAACTTCGGACAAGTTATGCAAAACTTAGGGATGGGAAGCATGGCACCTTGGATGCAAGCGCAGAACCAAGGGTGGAGCAACATGAACAATTATGCAAATACAATCGGTGGGCCAACAGTTCTTGGCTCAGGGAGCCAATCAGGGTCTGCAAAAGGCGCAGGCACAAGCGGATCAATTAAGGGGTAACTTATGGCTAGCTTTATAGGAAGTCAAGCAGGGAAAATGGCGCTAGGTAAAATGATGCAAGGGCAGCAAGGAAAAGGACCAAGCCCTAGGCATGCTATGAATTTGCAAAAATACGGAACTGCTAAAGATATGAGCCAAAGTGCTAATATGGGCGGTTTGCTAAATATGATCAATTCAATGCCACAGCAACCACAAAGGCAAAATGGCTCTGTTCAAATTGATGAATATATCAAATCATTACTAGGGTGATATTATGGATATTATACAAAGTCTATTAGAGGCATATGTTGCTCCTGAGATGGCTGCTCAAAAGAAACAACAGCATGAAGAAAATGCCCCAAAGAGAACTGCAGATGCTTGGGCTAGCATAATGGAGCAAGTAAAGCCTAAACCTGATGTAGCAGGCTCTATGTATAGTGCTAAGGATGCATCTAATAATGATGTTCTAAGTGCATTGACTCAGAGTTTGCCTGCTCAGCAAGCACATCAACAATTATCACCTAAGCTATCTCCAGCTGAGAGAATACAAACTCAGCTAGATTTGATGATGAGAAGCGGAGATCCTGCTTTGCAAAAAAGAGCATTGGAGCTAGTTGGTAAGGATCCTGTTGCTCCTAAGATGAGTGCTTCTGCTAGGATAGCAAGTGATATAGGATTGACACCTGGCACCCCAGAGTTCAACCAGTTTGTTAAGTCACACGCTATGAAAATAGAGGGTGGCAATATTAAGTCTGGGTACTTGACCAAAGAAGAAAAAACCAAAGGTGGGTTTGACCCTGGGTCAAATATGGTTTGGAAGAGTGGAGTCCCTACCCATATAAAATCTTCATCATTTACAGAAGCCAACCAGAAAGCAGCAATGTTTGCTGATACTATGCAAGGCGCTGAGGCTGATATGCAAGTACTTATGGAGTCTGGCTATGACCCAACTACCATCCAACAGCAACTTGGTGCAATACCTTTGGTTGGCTCTCACCTGACTACTGGCCAGCAACAGCTGATGAATAGAGCCCAGAATGGCTGGGTAAGAGCAAAGCTTCGTGATGAGTCTGGTGCTACTATACAAGAGCCTGAAATGGCACAAGAGAGAGAAGTCTATTTCCCTCAACCAGGTGATGGCCCACTTGTTATCGCAGCTAAGAAAAGAGCTAGGGATTTAGCACTCAAAGGGATGACCACGAAAAGCGGAGGCAAGTTCAAGCCTTACACTAAAGGTGAAAGGGAAGCAATGCGAGATGTTGTGAGGAAGCAAATTGAAGATGCAAAGAAATTAAATATTGAAGATCTGTCTTGGATTCCTGAAGGCTATGAATTAGTGGAGGGTCAATAATGGATACAATTAAAGTTAAAAATCCTAAGACTGGAGAGGTAAAAGCTTTTGTTAAATCTCCTGATGGTAAAATGGTGGAGGTCAAAGCCACCAGTAATTTTAATGAAGACCCTGCTTCTAAACTTCTTAACCTGCCAGGTAAGGATCATATGAAATTTGTATCAGGGTATTCTCAGGTTGACGCAGGAAAAGAGTTCGCTGAAAGACAAGCTAAGAACAAAGAGCTTGACTACCAAAGAACTTTAGCACTACGTGGGCCAGAAGCACAGAAGAGAGCGGAGGTTGCAGAGAACACCCCTTGGTATGAAAAGATGGGCAGACTTGCTATGGATGAGCTGTATTTAGAGGCCATGTTTTTACTAATTCTGATATTGATGTACCTGTTTCAATTGGCATATTAGCACCTTTTAATTTCATTTACATTTTTGTTGATGTTGGTCCATTGTGTTTTACTATCGCATA